ACCAATAGTTAAACTACAATTTAATAAAAAAATACCATTATTAAACCAATGTTCAAGATCCCCATGATTAAATTGGTATTCTCGTTCTGGAAAAGTATTTTTAAGTTCTTTAAACATATTTTTTAATGATCCTGGTATTTTTACATCTTTAGGAACTGAAAAAGAAAGTCCATCGGATTTTTCAGGATACGGATCTTGTCCAAGTAAAACTATTTTAATATCTTTTATATCTTTTGAAAAAACACGAAAAATAACATCGTTTGTGTTTTTAATTTTAAACTTTTCAAAAACTGAATTCCATGAAGAATGGATAACGAAGTTCATTTTTTAAAATAATGTTTCTTTTTAGGGAACCCAAGGGTCTTTTTTAATTTTTAATTTAATAATTTAATGGTATCTTTTTCTGGATTCCATTTAAAAGTAAGAATTTGCGGAGAAACAAAGATGTCACCTTTCCACCTTACTTCCCATTTATAAATGGGGATTTCATTATCATAAAGAATATAAAATAGTTTTGCTGCACCTTCAGGATTTTTTGCAGGATTTTGAATTGGTTTTATATTAATTAATAATGGCGAAAGAGTGTCAAGAATTAAATTAGATCCATTAAATGTATATAATTTATATCCTAAATTTCCAAATAAATTTTTATACCAAGATTTAAGTATGTCTTCTTTATGTTCTAAAATAATATTATTTAATAAAATATGGTATTCGTTATTAAGATTATTTCCATTTGAAAAAAGTTTATTATATTTTTCACGATTTTGTTTATAAATATTTTTTGTTATACTTAATTTATGTTCTTTTATAATTTGTATTTGTAATTCTTTTAACGATAGTACTTGTTCTTTTGGTAACATTTTATATACTGAGTAATTTGTAAGTGTATCATATTCTGAACTTTTTACTGAAAAACCTATAAATTCCGTAACTTTTGTAACTTCCGTAACTTTTGTAACTTCCGTAACTTCCGTAACTTTTGTAACTTTTGTAACTTTTAAATTTGTTTTTAAAACAATATCTGCTTTAAGTTTACCATTGTGATTTAAATGGATATTATTAATTTCTGGAATTTTATTTTGATTTTTACCAAGTAAAAAAACATTTAAAACATTTAAATTTAATTTTTCAAAAAAATTCCAGAAATTATTATAATAATTCATAACTTTTTTTTTATCAGCAAGGATTAAATCCATATGATATCCTTGTGGAATAGTTTCTTCAAATGATTTTTCTATTTCTTCAAATGATTTTAATTTTATTTTATTTTTACAAATAATGTAAACTATATATTCAGACCATGGATATTCAACATTTTTTCTTTTTTTTTTTGGTTTAAGTGTAAGATTGTTAAATGAATTTATTAATTCATTCTCATCAATTTTATTATCCATAATTTCGTTTAATTTACGTTTCATTTATTCTTTTTATTCTTTTAAAGTACAATTATTTTTTGTTAAAAATTATTTTTTGGTTTTTTTTGTTCCAATTTTCATAGGACCCAAACTATTTTTATTATTACCAAACCTAGTTAATGGTGTTTGATTACCATATCCAGCAGTTTTTAAACATTGCTTTACAAAACCCATATTAACATTTGTTGGTTGAAAAAAGAAATTATCAGCAGATTGTCCAAATGCAAATTTTTTAAAATGCGATTTACCACAATTATTACAATTATTAGTAGACATTGTTATACTTATTAATTATTTTAATTTAAAGAATAAAAATTTTTTAAATTAAAATAAATATGGTAAAAATACTTTCCATAGATATAGGAATTATAAATTTAGGATATGTTTTTGCAGAAATTAATGAAACCATCAGTGTATTAGATTGTAACCGCGTTGATATAACAAAAATAAAGCATACTACAATTTCTTATTGTAATTGTCAACTTTATCATTCTAATTGTATTCCAGATTATTTAGATCATTTTATACAAGAACATGTTAATTTATTTGAAATTAGTGATATTATTTTAATAGAACGACAACCTCCGGTTGGGATAACAAATGTTCAAGACCTTCTTTTTTCTAAATTTAGAAATAAAGTAAAATTAGTAAGTCCCAATACAATTCATAAATTTTTTAAAATGACAAAAGGTGATTATGATCTTAGAAAAATTGAAAGTTTAAATTTAAGTTTTGAATATTTAAATCAATTTAAAACATTTCAAGAATCTGAAAGAAAACATGATATGTCTGACGCAATGTTAATGATTATCCATTATTTTAAAACAAAAGTTAAAGTTAAAAATAAAATTGAAATAGATTTTAATAACTTTGATAATTTTGAACAATTTAGATTTAAATTAATTTAATTTTTTACAAAAAAACAATTCACTTAAAAAAATGAATTTAAATTAATTTAAAATTAACTTAAAAAATGATAAGAAACATGTTTGCTAACAAATCTTGTTCAAAAAAAAATAAAATTAATTTAAATGAAAATTTTTTAACAAAAGATGAATATGATTCTATTGAAGAATGTAAATGTGGAGGACCGATTTTTAAATTTCACGATACAACAAATAATAGATTTATAATACAATGTGGATATTATAAATCTATTATAGAAATTGATAAAAAAACTAAAAAAAAATCATGGGTAATACCTAAAAAAGTAGCATGTAATTGGAGATGTATATATTTTGGTAAAATACCTATTTTTAAAGAAATAACTAATATTAAAATCGAACCTGTTAAAACAGTTTTAACAAAAAATAAATCTGAAATATTAGAAGAAAAATTAAGAATTTTTTTTAGTTTTTTATTTGTATCAAATCATTCATCAACTTTAGATGAAATAAACTATTTAGTAATAAATAATCTTCTTAGAGAACCTAGAAAAACATTTTGGTTTCCAACAACCGATCATTATATGAAAGTATCTCATTTAGAAACATTTCAAGAATATCATGATCGTATATTTTCTAAAAAAATTATTGATCTTTCCCATACTGTTTTTATTAAAAAAATAGATTTACCTATTAAATTTTACGATTTTCCATTTTTAAGAAGAAATGAAAATAAAATTATTAAAATTAAAAAATTAACTTCATCACAATTTATAGACATCACTGATGATGAATTAGAATCTTCAGATTCTGAAGATGATGAAATTGAACTTGAAATTGACATTGATGATCTTATACATGAAACTGATAATGAAATTGATATAGACCGTGATCAATCTGATTTTGAAAGTATTAATGATGATAATGAAAATATTGAAGTTGATGAAATTGATAATAATGCAATTGATGATTATGATGAAAAAGATATTGATTATTATGATGATTAAGATTTAGAAATATTAGTAAGAAATTTACCTGTTCTATTATAACTATTTAAACGTCTACGATAATCTGCTATACCTGATTGTAAAGAGGGTTTATTCCATAATACAAACATACTTAAATAACCAGCACGCGATGGATCATTTGTTTTAAAATCTTTTTTATGTCTAAAAATGTATCTATTTCTACGAGTTATATCTTTATGTTTTGTATAATCACTCGCTCCTGCTGCACCAAAATATATAATTTTTTTACGACCATTTATATCAAATGTTGCCATAAATTTTTTATTTTTTTTTAAACTTTTTTTGATACTGATTAATTTTAAATTTTTTTTTTTCCCAAAATGTGTTTTTTTTGTTTTATTCATTAATAAATGATATGCATTATTAATTTCTTTAAATTTTGTTTCATCACCCATTGGTCTATCTGGATGATATATCATTGAAAGTTTACGATATTTATTTTTAATATTTTTTTTATCATTTTTATCAATAACATTTAAAACATTCATTGCATTTATAAATTCTTCATTATTTACTTTTTTTTTTCCAAATGTATTTCCATCTTTATCAACATTTTCAACTGATATAAAACATCTTTTACGAGATCCTTTCATAGGATCTAAACATCCTTTTTTTATTTTATTTAATATTTCAGGACTCTTATGACATTTACTTCTAAATGATTCATATTTATTTATCGTTTCTTGTAATGTAAAATTATTTTTTATACCAAGTTTTTTATTTACTTTATTATGAACGTGGTATAACCATTTTACAACTGACATACGGTTTTTCATCGTGTTTATACTTAATAATGTACCAGGTTGTGTAATAAATTCTTGATAACTTTCACGGCAATATTTACACGGTAACACATTCCCAACTAATTTAAAAAAATTATAATACCATTCTTTTTGTTCAATTGTTGGTTTCCATGGATAATTTTGTGCAATTGAATGTAAAAATAACCAACCTGCTGGACCCCATACCCTAGTTTGCATTCCAGTATCATCACCTGGTTTTTTTTTAAACATTTTTACTTTTAACTTTTATTATTAATTTTTATTTTAATTTTAAAAATAAAAATATATAATATATAATATGTCTAAAATATTATTTTTATTAGGATGTATACCAGCAAGGTTATTTTTAGTTTATTTAAGTACTAAGATACCAAATAATAAAATTTTTGGATTTATATTATTGGCAATTTCAATAAGTTTTTTGTATTTATATTTTACAAATGGTAGAATGAACGCACCTGAAGCAGGTGGGGCAACATGGTGGTCTCCATTGCGCCTTATACATGGTTTATTATATTTAGCAGCAGCTATTTATTCATTTCAAGGTAAAAATATAGTATGGATCCCATTACTTATAGATGTTATATTTGGATTTGTATCATTTGTTTTTAAAAATAAATTAATTTAAAATTTAATTTAAACAATTAAGTTTAATTAAGTTAAATGGCGAAACTTAATCAAAAACAATCTGATATAAAATTAAAAATTTTAAATGGCAAAAATTCATTTATTACTGGATTTGCAGGATCTGGTAAAAGTTATCTTATTGAACATATTTGCGAATCATTAATATTAAATGGTAAAAAATATGCATTAACTGCTATGACTGGATGTGCATCGCTTTTAATAAATGGAAGAACTTTACATAGTACAATTGGTATAGGTTTGGGAAAAGGTAGTCCAAAAGATCTTATTAAAAAAATAAAATTAAAAAATGGTCTTTTTGATTATCTTTTAAATTTAGATGTACTTATTATAGATGAAGTATCTATGTTAAATGATATTTTATTTGATACAATTGCAGAAATTTTTAAAATTATACACAAAAGTGATAAACCATTTGGAAATCTTCAAATTATTTTAGTTGGTGATATGTCTCAATTAAGACCAATTGAAGGTGAATATTGTTTTTATGCAAATTGTTGGAATGCTTGTAATATTGAAGTAAGTATCCTTACTGAAAATATGCGTGTAAATTCTGATGAACCTTTTCATAATCTTTTACAACAACTTCGATGGGGTAAAATTAATGATCTTAGTTTAATTGAAAAAATGAAATTAACTGTATTTACTGGTGATATAAAACCAACTAAATTATTTTCAAAAAATAAAGATGTTGAAACCACAAATAATTATGAACTTGAATTACTTTTAAATGCTGGTAACGAATCTAATAATTATAAAATAATTTACCCCAAAGATATTATTAAATTAAAAGAAAGTAAAAAATATATCAGTGATAACAAAATTCCAGAATTTGTAAATATATGTGTTGGTTCGCAAGTTATGGTAACACGGAATTTAGAACCAGGTATTGTTAATGGAACTCGTGGAATTGTTGTAAGTTTAAATAAAGGTGGTGTAACAATTAGACTTGTTAATGGTAAAAATTACTGTATTACTTATTTTCATATAAAACCTGAATTTGGAGACACTTCAACTACTAATTTAGATTTTAAATATTTACCATTAATGCTTTCATGGGCAATAAGTATACATAAATCTCAAGGTGCTACTATTGATTTACTTGAAATTGATATAGGTGATTCAATATTTGCATGTGGACAAGCATATGTTGCTATTTCTCGTGCTAGAAATTCAGATTCAGTTAAAATAACTGAATTTAATAAAAAAAGTATAAAAGTAAGTAAGTCTGTTATAGAATTTTATGATAAATACAAATAATATTAATTTAATTTAATTAAATTTAATTTAAACAAATGAATATAAATAAAATAAAAAAAAATAAAAATGGAGACTGAATTATGTCCATTAGGGTATTCAATTACTTTAAAAAGTTTACCACCACATTTTTTAAATTCTATTAAATCTGAACTTTATGTAAAACCTTTAGAAAATCCTAATTTTATCAGTGTTGATAAAGTTGCTTATCCAGTTTTTAGAATATCTAAAACAAAAATATACCTTCCACGCTATTATGGTATTGAACAGTACCGTTTACCACAAAAAAATACAATTAATTTAGGTGACGCCATTGATTTAAATTTTAACGGTACACTTCGAGATGTTCAACAAACTACAATTGATGCTACTTTAAAAACATTTGACAACTTTGGAGGAGGTCTTATTTCCCTTGATACGGGTCTTGGTAAGACTGTTGTAGCACTTAAATTAATAAGTTTAATGAAAGTAAAAACATTAGTTATTGTACATGCAGATTTTTTATTAGATCAATGGGTAACTCGTATAAAACAATACTTACCTAGTGCAAGAATAGGTGTAATAAAACAAGAACGTTGTGAAATTGAAGATACTGATATTGTTATTGGAATGATACAAACCATTATAAAACGCGATTATCCAAAAGAAACATTTGATTCATTTGGTATGATGCAAATTGACGAAACACATCATGTCGCTAGTAGAACTTTTTCAAGTCTTTTTTTTAAAATTCAACCTAAATATCTTTTAGGACTTTCAGCAACACCTGAACGTAAAGATGGATTGTCAAAAGTTATTTACTGGTTTTTGGGACCACAAATTGTAAATATTAAAAGAGAAACAGGTAAACCTAAAATACAATTTATAATGAACGATTATTCAAATTATATAGAAAAATTTAATCGATTAGGAAAGATTAATAATCCAGAAATGATAACAGATCTTTCACTTCAAAAAGAACGTAATCAATTAATTATAAATCATATTAAAAGATTACTTAAAGAAAATAGAAAAATATTAATACTTTCTGAACGACGTGAACAATGTGAATTTTTTTGTAAAAGTTTAAAGGAATTACAAATTTCTGCAGGATTATACTTAGGAGGAATGAAAACAAATGATCGTGAAAATACAATTATTTGCTCAGTTATTATAGGTACATATCAAGCAGCGGGTGAAGGATTTGATGTTGCTGAATTAGATACACTTATTTTAGCAACACCTAAATCAGATGTTGAACAAGCAGTTGGTAGGATTTTAAGACAAAAAAATGTAAATGAACCATTGGTATTGGATATAGTAGATTCATTTTCAATTTTTAAAGGACAATTTAATAAACGTAAAAAATTTTATAAAAATTCTGAATTTAATTTAATTTAATTTAATTAAGTTAAATTTGAAAAATAAAATAAAAGTTAAAGTTAAAGTTAAAAAAATAAAAATGCCTAGTATGGGAAAAGTTTCTCAGATCGCACTTGTTGCAACAGTTCTTTTTGCTGTTTTTAGTTACACATATACATACAGCATGACAAATAAAGTGTTTGGGTCAATGGTTGGACAAGATGACCAACCAAGTTATGGAAGCGGGTTTACATACAAAAATTATGGATATTTAATCCACCTTGTTGTTTTTGGTGTTGTTTTATACCTGATTCTGAAACGTGTAATGATGAAAGGCATGTAAAATGTTATTTAAATTCATTATTAAATAAATAAATAAAATTATAAGTAAAGATAATAAAATTATGATATAATATAAATATTTTTTTAATTTATTCCATAATTTATCTTTATTTAATATAGTTTTATTCATAATGTTATCAATTAAAATTATTCTTTTTCTTTAATTTAAACTAAAAAATTAAAATTTAAAAATTAACTTTTTTAAATTAAAGAAATAAAATAAATAAAATTAAGATTAATGGTTAAATTAGTTTTTAATCCTAAAACTAAAACTGAAAATGAAAATAATACTATTATTGAATTTGAAAAATTAAAACTTAAACAAATTTTAAAAAATGAAATAAAAAATGAAATAAATTTTAATCCATTTAAAGGTGAAATTAATGAAAATGAAGAAAATGTAATTAAAATTGAAAATGTACTTAAATGTAAAGATCTTATAGGGTTAGAAAATTGTTATTTTATATTAAAAAAATGGTTTTATGAACCTTTTAAAGATATTTTAATATTAATAGGACCAACTGGTTGTGGAAAAACAAGTTTAATAAATCTTTTTTGTAAAGAAGAAAATATTAAACTTTTAAATATTAAAATAAATGATTCAAAAACAAAAAAAGAAGTATTAAAGGATATAGATATTTTTATTGAATATTCATCTGATTTTTTTTTTAGAAATAAATGCAAAAAACTTATTTTAATCGATGAATATCAAAATGGACAAAATGATATATTTAATATTGCTGATATAATTTTATTAAAAGAAAAAAATATACACCTTTTAATAATTTCATCAGATGCTAAGGGGTCAAAATTAAATGATTTAAAAAAAATAAATTATGTATATTATATTAACGAAATACCTCCAAGTTTACTTAAACCATGGATACTTTCTTTAGCACCATTAAATATTACACAATTAAATTATATAATAAAAAATTGTAAAAGTGATAAAAGATTAATTATAAATATTTTAAATTTTTTAAAAAATGATTTAAATTTACATTTAGATTCATTTTTACAAACATATTACAAAGATATTGATATTAATTGTTTTGAATATACAAAACAACTATTTGATAACCTAGAACCTATTGATATAAATAATATTTTTAATATATACGATAATGATGGTTTTGTACTTTCTAATTTAGTTCATGAAAATTATCTTGATTATAATCAAGACATACATTCCATTGCAAAAGCAGCAGATGCATTATCATATGGAGAAATTCTTTTTTCAGATACATATGAAAGCACTAAAACATTTTTACCAGAAGAGCATTGTATAAATAGTATTATTATACCTAGTTTTTATGCTAGATCTGATATACCAACTAAAATAACACGATGTAGTGTTATTAATAATAGATTTAATATACAATTAAATAATAATAAAATTATTTCAAAAATAAATGGTAATAAAAGAATTAATTTTGATAATTTTGATATATTTGATATTTATCAAATTAAATGTATATTAACCCAAGACCTAATAAAAAGTAAAATTAAAGATAATAATAAAATAAATTTTATTAAAAATGTTTTAATTTCATTAGATAATAATATGGATCGTCTTGAATTAATATATAAACATTTTAATGATTTTAAAGAACATAAAGAAAAAGAAATTAAAACAAAAAATTTTACATTAAAATTTAAAGAAAAACTTAAAATTAATTTATTTAAAGAATAAATCAATTTAATTTTAAAGATATGTCTTCAAATTTATTTGCACCATTTGGTGATGATGCTGCAAATGAAGCAACATTTAATTTTAATATTAATGTTAACAATTTTGAAAGAACGTTTGAATCTTTAATTACTGAACGAGGGAATGAAATTACTCAAACATTTAATCAAAATTATGTAAATTACAATACTTTATTTGAAAATATTAAAAATAAATTATTTTTTTTAAATTATGACATTACTATTGATATAAATGAATACCCTGATATTAAAAAATGGAATGAAGAATTTTTAGAATTAAAAAAATCAGTATGTGATAATTATATTAATTTTATGAAAGCAGAAACTTTATTTAATAATGCAAAAGAAAAATATAATATGTTTTGTGAAAATATTAAAAAATGTATAAATTCAATTGATATATGTGGGTTAAATAACGAATCCGATACTTTATTAAAAGAAATAATTGAAAATAAAATTGAAGAATATTTTATAAATTTAAATTTAGAACAATTAAAAAAAGATTATACTCAAACACAATTAATTTTTGAAAAAACAAAACATAAAATTAATACAATTACTGGTGTAATTATACCTACAACTATTTGTCAAATTTGTTTAGAACATCAAGTAGAGTTTTTTATTGATCCATGTGGTCATGCATTGTGTAAAAACTGTAAAGATAAATGTGAAAAAGTATCAAGTACGTGTCATTATTGTAGAACTAAAAAGAATGGATATAAAAGATTATATCTTTAAAAAATTAAAATAACTTTATAATTAAATTATAATGGAAAATATTTACAAATCATTTCAAAAAGAAGTTATATCAAATTTTTATAAAAAAAGTAAAAGTAATAAACTTATTTTACCAAAAGATAATAATCCACTTTTTTGTTTTAAAGATAAAGTTATTTTAGTAATTAATTATATTATAAACGGTAATCCTATATCAATCAATGTTCAAAATAAATTAAATTTACCTAATTTAGATTTACCTAAAAAAAAATATATAAATTTATACCATATTGGTGAAAAAAAAAATAATAATGTTGCTTATGGATTATTAGATGATACCTTTATATATCCTGGAATTGATTTAGGAGGACTTACAAATTATAAACAAAAAATAGGTACTATACCTAGTTTTTTAGATAAATCGTTTTTAATAAATGATAAAATAACAAAAAAAACAAGTAATGATATTTATAAAACATGGAAATTATATTCCAATAAAAAAAAATTTTATGGAAATATAAAAAATGAATTATATAAAGCATTAAATTCTATTAAAAATAATTGTATTATACAATTTATTAAAGTTCCAATAGAATATCGTGTAATATATACATCAAAGGATATTTTTAATAAAATTGGACATTATTATATAAGACAATATAATGATTCTTATGCAAAAGAAATTAAACCAAATAATAAATTATATTGTGCAATAACTGAAAATAATTGTACACCTGATATTAATAAAAATAATATACTTAATGAGTATAAAATTTAATTTAAAATATTTTAAAATTGTACTTTAACAACATTTTTTCCTTTTTGTTTATATTCTTTAGCAACTTCTACCAATGCTTCACTTATTTTTTCAACAACTGGGTTTTTTTGATCTTCTATATATAAACTTGGAACGAATTCAACTTCATTTACAAAAAGTGAATGTGGAACATTGTCTAACCCAGACCCAAGATCTATTCTTGTCAAAATTGGATACTTTATATTAAGATCTATTTTTGGTAACGAATCCATAACTTTTTTTGCTAATTCTATTGCATATTTCCATTTATCATTGGCAATAACAAATTTTCCACCTTCTTGTACAGATTGTTCTACTTGATCTGCAGTAGTTATTATTGAATAATAATATTTACCATTAATAAAATAAGTTCTAATTTCTGGATTGGATTTATCAAAACCTTTAATATATTCTTGTATAATAATACTTTTATATTTTGGAATATTTTTAGCAAAATAATTTAAAAGTTTTTTTTGTTTACAAACTAAACCTGTATTTTTACATGCTATAAATTTAGCAAAATCTATTGATTCTTGTCCATATACTGGTTTTGCAATAATTGATTCCCATTTATTATGTGTTACGGTTGCAATTAAATTTGAAATATACATTTTTGGATTTCTTGTATACCATTTTTCTTTTGTAACACATTTAGTTGGTGCAACTGGTAATCCTTTTTTTGCAAGATATTTATAATATAAACATTTATTATTAATAAATTTTTGATATTGGTATGGTGGATATACATTATTACTATTACTAAGTGCTGCTTTAAACATATTAAATTTATCTTTTTTACCTAAATGAAACGCTTCTAAAAGATCATAAATTATTATAAAAACAATATCATTTTTTTTAAATCTACGTGTAGATATTTCATCAGGTGTTATGTAATCTATTTTTATATTAGGATATTTACTTTCTATATATAACCCAATTGCTACATCTGCTGGAACGTATTTTATTTTATTTTTTAAAACTACAAATGGATTATATTTCGGTTGGTCTGCTAATCTTAACCATGGTTTATCTGGTAAATCAATAGATAATAATTCATCTTTTTTTTTTTCTGCTTTTTTAAAATTTAAAACAATACCTATATTCATTTTATAATTATTAATTATTTTTTTTACGTTAATAAATATTCATTAAAATACCATCAAATATATAAATGAAACCATTAGATAATATATCAGTTATTATTATATTAAGATCTTTATTTATTTTTAATTTAATAAATTCAGGTTGGACTATAAAACTTTGTAAAGGAAATAAAAATACATTCCAAATGTATAAATCTGTTAAAAAGGAATATTAAAAATAATATTTAAATTTGCTATACAAACAAATACATGAAATAATATATGAAAATTACATTTGTATTCAAAATCATTTCTTTTTTTACTAATAATGTAACATAAAAGTCCTAATCCCGATAATAAATAATAATGTAAAAAATTCAAATTATAATAATAAATAGTATAATGTTGGTATAAAACATTAATTTTTACAAAAGTCATGTCAATGTTTCTTCTTAAACCCAAAATCGGATGTTTCCAATAATTTATACTTGATAATAAAATACATCCCAAAATTGATGCAAAGATGTATTGTTTTTTAAATATACCATAAAATAATGGTGGACTTAATGTAAATATACTTGATACTATAATTTTAAAACTATAAACTTTTGGTAATATTAATTTAACCATTTTTATTTTAACTTTTCATTTTTTAAATAAAATTTCAATTAAAGAAATAAAAATAAATGTAATAATTAAAATTAACCATGGGTGGAGGATTAGTACAACTTGCTGCTTATGGTGCACAAGATGTTTATCTTACATCTAACCCACAAGTAACGTTTTTTAAAGCAGTATACCAACGTTATACAAATTTTTCAATGGAATCAATTGTACAACTTATTGATGGAAATATTAATTTTGGAGGAAATATTACTATCGTCGTTGCTAGAAACGGAGACCTGTTGGGAAATATATTATTACAATGTAATTTACCAAATCCAGCAAATTATGTATCAGGTACTTATGATTATTTTGGATACATTCAAGGTATTGGTAATTATCTTATTAAAAACGTATCTGTTGAAATAGGTGGACAGCAAATGGATGAACAATATGGACAATGGATGGATATTTGGTCTGAACTTAATTTATCTGGTGCACAATTAGCAGGATATGGAACAATGGTTGGAAAAAATTATAATTCAGCAACATGGCAACCATATGACCCAACAGTTGAACCAGGTAGTATGCTACAAATACCTTTACAATTTTGGTTTTGTCGTAATCCTGGTTTAGCAATACCTTTAATTGCTTTACAATTTCATGAAGTAAAACTTAAAATTACATTTCAAACATTTGCAAATTTAGTTGTTGCAATAAATAATGGTGTTTATGTTGCACCTACTTTTAATGGTCTTACTCCCCAGTTAAATGCTGGTAATTCTTTTAGAATATGGAATAATTATTTTTATTTAGATACAACAGAACGTAGAAAATTTGCACAAAACCCACATGAATACCTTATTGAACAAATACAGTCACAATCAGGAAATGTAACAAGTTTAACTCAAGATAATTATATTCGTATAAATTTAAATCATCCAACAAAAGAACTTATTTGGGTTTTTAATAGAAACGGAACAAATGCTCAAGATAATGATTTTTCTATAGGAACAAATATTATTCCTAATGGAACTCCTGCACAATTTGCTCCAATGTATAATTTTAAACTTATTTTAAATGGAACCGATAGATTTAAAGAACGCCCAGGAGAATACTTTAGGTTAACACAAAATTATACACACCATTCACGTATTCCTGGTAATTATATTTATTCTTATTCATTTGCTTTAAAACCTGAAGAACATCAACCATCGGGAACTTGTAATTTTAGTCGTATTGATTCTGCACAACTTTGGTTTTACTTAAGAAATACAAGTTCTTTACCAGGTAATATTGATTCAGTTCCTTTACAAAATTATACTGAACTTCCTGCTTATAATCTATATTGTCCAAGTTATAATATCATGAGAATTATGGGGGGTATGGCCGGACTTGCATATTCAAATTAATTTTAATTTAATTTTAATTTTAATTTTAATTTAATTTTAATTTAATTTTAATTTTAATTTAATTTTAATTTAATTTTAATTTAATTTCGTAATTTTTGGTAAAAATAAAATATTTATAGAGAGTACAAAAAACAACTATATACAAAAATGGGAGGAGGACTTATGCAGCTTGTTGCCTACGGCGCCCAGGATATTTACCTTACTGGTCAACCACAAATTACTTTTTTCAAATCAGTTTATCGTCGCCATACTAACTTTGCAGTTGAATCTATTCAACAAACTATCAATGGGTCTGTTGCAGCAGGATCACGTGTAAGCGTTACCATTTCACGTAATGGTGATCTTCTTAAAAATCTTTGGATTCAGTACAACCCATCTGCTCTTATTGCATCAGGTGTTACTGCCGTTGCATCCGATCTTTCTCATGCTCTTCTTCAAATTCTTGAAATTGAAATTGGAGGTCAACTTATTGATCGCCACTATGGTACATGGTTATCAGTATGGCGTGATCTTACTGAATTGAACCCTACTGGTGCTCAAGGTGAACTTGGTGCTGCTGGTGTTGAACCAGCACCCAATGGAGGTACTGGATCAATTGATACAAATCCTTCAACTCGTTACCATCGCATGAGTTATACTCACCAGGGTGGTCTTGCAATTACCTCAACAACTGCTGCACCAAGTGAATGCTATATTCCAATGCGGTTCTGGTTTTGCCGAAACCCAGGTCTTGCTGTACCTCTGATTGCTCTTCAGTACCATGAAGTTAAATTTAATATTCAATTTTCCCAGACATCTAGTTGGTGTTATGGCGCATCTCCAGTTACTGGTCTTGCAACCAGTTGCAATCTTGCTGTTTATGCTGATTATGTATACCTTGATACAACTGAGCGTCGCCAGTTTGCACAAAATGCTCATGAATACCTGATTGATCAACTTCAGTCACAACAGGAAGCATCCTCTGGAACATCAAGTACCAATACAATTCGTCTCAATTTTAATCACCCCGTTAAGGAACTCATTTGGGTTGGTGCACCTACTGCTCTTATTGCACCAGGTTCATCTGCTGACAATGTTGCTGGTTCTGCCACACCTTCTAGTATTGTTGTACCAACACCTGCTGGTGCATCTGCAATTACTGGAGGAGGGTCAGGTTCTACTACCCCTCTTACAACAAAGATTATTCTCAATGGTACTGATCGTTTTACTGCCCGTAATCTTAAATATTTCACACGTAATCAGGTATGGGATTGCCATACTGGATTTGGTGCTACAGGTGTACCTGATGCAATTGCAGTGTATTCTTTTGCACTTCGACCAGAAGAGCATCAACCATCTGGAACATGTAACTTTTCACGTATTGATACTGCTCAGTTGGCATTCTACGGTGATTATGTAAATAGTCTTTACATTTATGCCGTAAATTACAATGTTCTTCGTATTATGTCAGGTATGGGTGGTCTTGCATACAGCAATTAAACAATTTTTATTTATTTCTTTTAGAAAAATTATATGTAATCTATTTGTAAAATCCAAGGTAATTATTGTTTTTTGCCTCCCATTTTAAACAATAAAAAAAATTAAAATGGTCTTATATAAAGACCTATGATAAATAGATTAAAGTCATAATAAATTTATACGTTATCATTAAATATGATAATACATAAATTTAATTAAATTAAAATTAAAATTAAAATTAAATTAAAATTTTAAATTAAAATATTTGTTAAGAATATAATAAAATAATAATGGATTACTCTTTTCTTAAAACAAATCCACTTTATGTACTTGTTGCATTTGTGGTTTTTCATTTTGTGATCGCACCAATGCTTGGTTTAGATACACTTAAATCATTACTTTTATTTGTAGTTCTTTATATTATATTTATGAAATTTGGAAAAGATTGGGTTGTTTCAAAAATGGGATCTGGGTTTGGTAAACGTCGTAGACGGTGAACTTAATAAAAAATAAAAAAAAAAAAAAAAAAATTATTTTAAATTAAAATATTAATTAAAAATTTAAAATAATTAATATTTTTTTTTTTTTTTAAAATTTTTATTAATTAAATT